CCACCATACCTTTCAAGGTGGGGAGCAACGCTTGGATCGGATGGATCAACAGGCCTGCCAGCAACCACATATGGGGACATGCTGCTATTTCTCATCTTGCGGTATTCGGTCACAAGCGCGCCGTTTTTCATCCATTGGCTCAGGATGGCTTGGATGCGTGGCTTGTCGGTCTCAGCGGACAGGCCTGAAACGTCGGCAACGAGGTGCCCCACCCAGTCTTTCGTCTGGACAAGGGTTCAAATGCAGCGGCGATGATGACGGGATAGGGGGCTAGGTTATGGGACGTCCGACCAAGAAAACTCCTGAAACGGTCGCTGAGATCATCCGGCGCCTGACGCACGGTGAGCCTCTGTCCAAAATTTGCGCTGATGACCACATGCCCGACTTCTCAACTGTGTGGGATTGGGAGCAAAAGGACGAAGAGTTTGCCAACATGTCCGCGCGCGCGAGGCATCTTGGAACACATCATATGGCCGATGATTGCATCCAGATTGCGGACGAGCCGGGCGACCCGTCCGACAAGCGCGTCCGCATCGACACGCGGCTTAGGCTTATCGGAATGTGGAACCGCAAGGACTACGGCGCAAAGCAGGAAATTGAACACAAGGGCGGTGTGACGGTCGTCACGCAGGACCATGACGCAGACCTTTAGCCTGACGCCAAAGCAGAAAGCAGCCCAAGCCGTTCTCGCCAGCAATGCAAAGCATGTCATGCTGTTTGGCGGCTCCCGATCTGGCAAGACGTTCCTGCTTGTGCGGGCGGTGGTTATGCGGGCGCTCAAGGCTCCGAACAGCCGTCACGTGGTGTTCCGCTTCCGGTTCAATGCAGTCAAGGCTTCAGTCGTTCTTGACACATTCCCCAAGGTCATGCGGCTGGCGTTCCCCGGCGTCGATTACAAGCTGAACAAGGAAGATTGGTTTGCCACTCTGCCTAACGGCGCGGAAATCTGGTTTGCCGGTCTGGACAATCCCGAGCGCGCTGAAAAGGTTCTGGGGATGGAGTTTGTAACGCTGTATTTCAACGAGTGTTCGCAGATTCCCTATGCGTCGATGCAGATGGCGATTACCCGCTTGGCGCAACAGGTTGACCAGGTGGTTGACGGACAAGCGCGACCGCTGCGTCCTCGTGTCTATTACGACGAAAACCCGCCATCAAAGGCGCACTGGTCATATCGTCAATTCATTCAGAAAGTTGACCCGGACACCAAGGTCGAATTTGCACGGCCCGAGGATTACGCTTGGTTCAAGATCAACCCGCAGGACAACCGCGACAACATCGCTGGAGACTATATTGAGACGCTTGAGGCGATGTCAGGACGGATGCGCCGCCGGTTTCTCGAAGGTGAATTTGGCGAGGCTGTGGCTGGCGCGCTGTTTTCTGAAGATATTATCGAGACATGGCGCGTCACTGATGGCGTTGTTCCCGACATGGTGCGCATTGCAGTCGCCGTCGATCCTTCCGGCTCTGGCGATGCAGACAACGCGGACAACGACGCAATCGGGATTGTCGCCGTTGGCATTGGCACAGACGGCAATGGATATGTTCTCGAAGACGCAACGGTAAAGGCTGGTCCAGCGACGTGGGGCAAGGTTGTGGCGTCCGTATTTGACCGCCACGAAGCCGATATTGTGGTTGGCGAGACGAACTATGGCGGGGCGATGGTCAAGCACGTCGTGGACACCGCGCGGCCACGAACGCCATTCAAGCAGGTGACGGCAACGCGAGGAAAGGTTGTCCGCGCTGAGCCATTTTCCGCCCTGTATGAGAATGGAAAAATTCGCCACGTTGGCCGGTTCAATGAACTGGAAGAGGAACTCACCTCGTTTACGACAAACGGGTATATCGGAGGAAGCAGCCCGAACCGTGCCGATGCGCTGATCTGGGCGCTGGCTGAATTGTTCCCCGCTATTGTTAAGCCGCGCAAGGAAGAGACTGTTCCTGCCTCCATCCCGTCGATGCGTTCTGCGTTTGGCCGCTAAAGGTTCAATTGCGCCGCCATCCATCCAACGCCAACCCCGCTGGCATGGAAGACGAAGACCCTAAGACAGCCGACCTGACCGACGTGCATGATCGTGCAATGCGCCGGTTTGAGGAAGCCGTCATTCCGCAGATGGAAATCCGCGAACACGCGATCCAGTGCCGCCGGTTTATCTCGGTGCCGGGTGCGATGTGGGAAGGCGAATGGGGCGAACAGTTCGAGAACTCTGTTCGCGTTGAAATCGACAAGATCAGCAAGGGTTTTGACAAACTCGTGCGCGATTACCGCGAGAATCGGATCGTTCCTGATTTCCGTCCTGCAAAGGGCAAGGGAAGCCAAGAGACAGCCGACACACTGGACGGGCTGCACCGTGCTGACAGTCACCGCTCTGGCTCGCAGGAAGCCCGTGACATTGCCGTTGAAGAAGCGTTCGCGGGTGGTTTTGGCGCATATCGGCTCAAGAACGAACTTGAGGACGAATATGACAAGGACAACGATGCACAGCGCATCAATCCCGGCTTCCCGATTGTGGATGCGGATCAGCGCGTGTTCTTTGACCCGAACTCCAAGCGATACGACAAGAAGGACGCGCGCTATGCGTTCGTGCTGACGGCTGTAGCAAAGGGTGCGTTTGAGGACGAACACCCCGAAGCCGCAGCTTCATGGCCCGACGGAACGCGCCGCATCAATTGGGATATGTTCACGCCCGAAGTCGTGATTAAGTGCGAGTATTACGAACGGCAGGAACGCGACGAAGACCTTGTGATCCTGACACACTCGATTTCAGGTGACGAGCAGCGCCATTGGGGCGAAGACTTTGACGAAGACGAACTGAAAGAGGCAAAGGCGCTCGGCTGGACGGCCAAGACGGTGAAGCGCAAGCGGTGCCGCGTTCGCAAGTTCACGATGACGGGCGCTGAGGTGCTGTCCGATGACGGCTTCATCGCGGGCAAGTCCATTCCGATTGTGCCGATCTATTACAAACGCTGGTATGTGGACAACGTGGAGCGGTTTCGCGGCTATGTGTCCAAGCGCATGGACGCACAGCGGATTTACAACGCCAAGGTTTCCAAGCTGGCAGAGACGGATGCACTCGCACCGCGCGAAGTGCCGATCTTCGACCCGGATCAGGTGCCAGGCGAGATCGGGCAGATGTGGGCCGATCAGAATATTGAACGCTACCCCTATCTGCTCGCCAAGGCGCTGCGGAACGAAGACGGCTCGATTGCGCACATGGGCGCTGTCGGCACAGTCTCGCCGCCGCAGCTTCAGCCCGTCACGTCGGCGCTGCTCCAGATTGCGGCAGGCGATCTCACCGAAGAGGACCAAGACCCTGACGAGGTGAAGGCGAACACGTCGGCGGAGGCAATGGACATTGCATCGACCCGCGTTGACGCGCGCTCTTCGGTGCCGCTCGATAACGTCAAGAAATCCATCCAACGCGAGGGCGAAATCTACCTTGAGATGGCCGAAGACGTCTATTTTGAGGAGGGCCGCGAAGTCGAAACCATGTCCGAAGATGGCGACGACGGTCTAGCTGTTCTGAAGCAGCCGATGACCGACGACGCGGGCAAGTTCACAATCACCAACGACTTCCACGCTGGAGCCTACAAGGTCATCGCGGACGTCACCGAAACGACCGCCACGCGCCGTGACAAGACTGTCAAGGCGTCGCTGAACATGGCGCAGGCTGCAATGGCGGCGGGCGATCAGGAATTTGCGCAAGCCTGCCTGATTACGGCGGTCTACAACGCGGACGGCGAAGGCATTGACGATCTGCGTCAGTTTGCGCGTCGTCGCGGCCTTGATCTCGGCCTGTTTGAACCGAATGAGGAAGAGGCTGCGCAGGCTTCGGAAATGGCGCAGAACGCACAGCCCGACCCGACGCAGGTTCTGGCTGAAGCGCAGGGGCAGGCGCTACAGGCTCAGGCGGCAAAGGATATGGCGACGGTCAAGAAGATCGGCTCCGAAGTCAGCCTGAACGAAGCCCGCCGCGTTGAAACGCTGGCCAAGGCAACGGGGCAGGTGATTCCGATGGGGCGCGTTGCCGGTCTGTAGCGTCAAAGGTTCAATTGCTCCGCGCCATACCCGTTTTTAACCCTCACCGCGTCGGCAACCGCCAAGCCGTGAATTGGTGAGAGTGAGGGTCACGATATGGCAGACGAAGAATTGGACGACGTTCTCGAACTGGAAGATGTGGTTGACGGTGAGGCTGAGGCTGAGGCCGAAACCGAAGACGCCATTGAAGGCGAGAACGACAACGCAGACGACGCGTTGGAAATCCAGTTTGACGATGATGAGGCCGCGCCAGCCTCGGGGGATAGTTCCGTCATCCGCCATCTGCGCGATACTGTTCGCCGCCTCAGCGATGAGGTTGCGACATACCGCAAGACGGCAGCACCGGCTCAGATCGAAGTCGGCAAGAAGCCCGATCTTTGGGATGATTGCGAAGGCGATCAGGACAAATTCGAAGCGGAGTTGACGGACTGGAACGAACGCAAGCGCAAGGCTGAGGCTCAACAGGCCGAGGTGAGCAGCGTTCAAGAGGAAGCCCAAAAGGCGTGGGAAGCAGACCTCCAGACGTTCAAGGAACAGGAAGTCAAGCTGAACGCGCCCGACATGGACTTCGCCAAGGAGGTGGTCACGTCTGCGCTCACTGATGTGCAGGCGGCAACCATCATCAAGGCCGCGAAGAATCCCGC